AGGGAAAAAATATTTGGATCTGCAACAGGCACTACATCTATTCTATCATCAAAGTCTGCTTGTTTAATGTTTCTCTGTCCACCAACAACATCGTATGGATATTCTGGTGGTAGATATTGTGCTACCGCTTTTGCAAGTAATCTAAATTCATCCTTCATACCTGCGTAACATCTTTTATGTATTGCAGACATAACTCTTGAACCACGTTCTAGTAATGCAATTGTAGTTCCAACAGCTGCTCCTTGGTTTCCGTCACCAACTTGCATATCGGCTATAGCTGCAAATCTTTGACCTGCTTGTACAACTATACCTAATAAATTTAATAATGTTTGTGATGGCTCTTTGTATGGTAATGGAAAGAATGCATCTCGTAAATTACCACCTGGCGCATCAACATCTTTAAACTCACCAGGTTGTATAGGAGCTGCTTCGTCTCTAACTCTGACACCTCTTTGTTTAAATCCTGCTGGCAAGTTTGATAATGTTCCCGCATCTAGTAATTGACGGAGAGCAGACGTTGCCGTTCTGCTCAATCCGCCAATCATGTGAATGAGTCCAAAGCCATAAAATCCAAGTCCTGGCAGAAATTTGAAGTGGACAAAGTATTGGATTTTATTTTTCTTTAGATCATCGGGCGCATAGTTTCTCCGTATAGAGAGAACTAATCGGCTACCTTCTTCTACAGTTACTATGTAGGGTAATTTTACTCCAGTTGGTTGACCATCTGCACCAACTTCTTCAAAACCTTCTAAGTCTAAATTTACATGACACTCTAACAGAGTATACATTGTATCTTGTTTACCAACTTTTTTAGTTCCGTCTAATTCTTTTTCTTTTTTCTCAACGTCATTTTGTTCTACGTTTCCTGGAGGTGCTAAATCTATATCTCTATAAAAACCATTCACTTGTTGTTTTCTTAATTCGTTTTCTGACATTTTAACAACATGTATGACAGACTCTGCATCATCTAAACTTGTAGCTGTGTATGGTACGACTAATTCATCTGCAGGTACAAATTTTGATACGACTCTAGCTAATGGTACATCGTAATAAACTTTTTTAAATGTAGAACCTGCAAGTGGTAAATGAAATAACATTGAATCAAACTCTTCTTCATACTCTTTCATCTGATCCATGATTAAATAATTCATGTAATCTTTTACACGAGTTGCTTGTTGCTCTACAGGTGGAGATACAACTCCAACTATTTGTGTTCTTACTGGTCCATCTGCTGGTAATAATTCTTTGTAAGCTTGTGCTTGAAACTGTGTGACTGCTTCAGCTAACACTGGGTGTGTTGCACCAGATGCACCTTGAAAAGGTTCTGTTCTATTTTCATATTTAAATCCTAAAAGATCTAAACCTGATGTATAAGAACTTTCCCAATCTTTTCTTGATGCTTTGTAATCCATAAAATTTTGAACCATGTCATTTCCGATAGGTTCTAAAATATCGTCTGGTAAAATATCTGCTAGGTTGTCAAAGTGATTTTCTGTGCCCGGTATGTTTATAGCTCCCGGTTCAAAGTCTATTGTTGCGCCGCCGTCTTCTTCTGGTGTGACCTCTACAGGTCCTTTTTGTTCTTCTGGTTCCTGAACATTAACTTCTTCTGCCATCTCTTCATCTGAAGGAATGTCAATTTTAGTTCTAGTGTTCGGGAGTCCTTTATCTATTTCTGCCATTTAATACTCCTATGTTTTGATACCACGTTTCATTAAACCTTGCAACCCTTGTGAGTCAGGGTTCATGGATTCTAGCATTGCACCTGATCTATCACCAGCTTGTTTTAAGATACCACCCCCTGCTCTTTTACGACGATCAAAGAAAGGACCTGTCTTGGTTTTAAAATTAGATTTTGTAATGTCATCATAAAATTCTATTTGACCTTCACCAATCTCTTCTGAATCTAATCCTTTTGCTCTTGCTCTAGAAATTTTTGCATTTATATTATCTATAATTCTATCTTTTTTATCAAAGAAATCTTCATCAAGTGTTTTTTTAATTAGAGCATCTAAATCTGGAGTTATATCTGTCGGTGTTTTTTTTACGCTTTCATCTATCAAGGATAATACACCTTTTCTAATTGTTCCTAATTTAAAACCTGCACGGCCACCTTTTGAAAATAAACCTGGTTGCTCATATTGTAAATTACTTAAATCTGCTTCTGTTATTGGATTATCATATGTAAAACCTCTTGCTTTGTTATATAAAAATAATTCTCTAGGATCCATTTCTTTTAGATATCTAGCTTCTTTTTCACGTTCAGATTCTAGTGGTCTAAGTCTATCTGGACCAAAAGGTATTATTCTACCTTTTAATAAATTTTTTGCTCCTTGTGTTAAGGTATCAAAAGCTTGATAAAAACCCTCTCCTATGTTTCCAGCTGCAGTATCCACTTGTCTTTTTTGCGTGTCAAAAACTTTTTGTTTTTCTTTTTTTAATTTTTCCAAAGCAACGTCTTGCATGTCGTAAAAAGGTTTAGAGTATTGTTTATCCGTCACATTACCTCTACCTTTTGACATTGTAAGAGGAGATCCTCCTGTAACTCTTTCTTCTATATCATTTCTTAATCTTTCTGCCTCTGGTTTAATTCTTGCAACATATTTGTTAAAATTTTTTCTAAGTTCTTCCGCTGTTTTTACATCTTGGTTTTCAAGAGCAGTGGCTATTTGAGCATCTACATTTTTAGAGTTTTGTTCAAAACTTTTAGATAGTACATTTAAATTATATGCCGAGTCAAAAGCACCTGAATCAATGTTCATGGACTCTGCTACTTTTTTTAATTCCTCCATGTAAGCTTTATTAGTGTAAGCTCCTAATGTTCCACTTTCTAACGCGCCAGCAGCTGCTTCTTTTTCTGATACACCTTTCGACATTCTATTAGCTTTGTCTAGTTGATAAAATAAAACTTCTGGTAAAACTGTTCCACCTCCAAAACCAACTAACTTTCTAGTTGCAGGTGATAGTTTTCTAAATATGGAAGGAATATCTAAAGAACCTAATCTTGGTCCGTCTGTTGAAACAGGTTTTCTAATATTAAGTTCTTTGATAGGAGTTTCTCCAATAATTTTTATTGGCGTATCTATATTTTTTACAGATCGTTTTATAAATGTATCTACGTCTTTATAAGGTGTGGTATACCCAATGTCAGTTAAGACTTTATTTAAAAGTTTTGGATTATTTTTATACTTAGGTAGTCTTTTTAATAAACCTGCTTGAACATTTGTTCTTCTATTTAATAATCTTAAATTTGAAAAAGGATCTTTGTTTATGTCAAAGTGATCTATCTCAACAGCTCTTCGTAATAAATAATCTTTTTTACCTGTCGCATCAAATAATTTTCTTCTAAGCTTTGTGTCTAATTTTGTACCATCTTCTAAAGTAGTATTCATATACGTGTCTAAATCATCAAATATTTTATAAACATTACCAAAATCATTTTTATAAATATCTTTCGCATCAACTCTATTTAGATAATTATTTTTATAAGTTTTGCCTTGAAATTTAAGTGTGTCCTCTGCAGGATCTAAAGAAAATAATTTATTACCCTTTATAAACTTCCATTCATTAATAGGTAGAAGATCTGGATCTCCAATAAAAGTTATTTTTGAAGCTTTACCAACATCTTTGTTATATTTAAAATGTCTATATGCAGATTGTAATATAAATTTTTCTGCTGAGTCCCCTCTCATAAAAGGCATTGAAGATGGTAATTTGTTTTGAACCACCACACTAAAATCTGACATAAGTCGTGGCGTTCCATCAGCATATTTTTTATATTTATTAAAAGATAAATCGTTAGCTAAATTATTAAACAAACGTTTATTATCTTGAACAACTTGACTTGTTTTTGACCACTTGTCTGTAAATCCTCTAGATACACCAAATTTTTTCTGTAGGTGTTGCATCGGGTTTTTAAAATCTTTTACTAATGCATCTTCAGATAACATAACATTATTAATATAGTTATCCATTTTATTTCCAGTTGATTGAAGTGTGCCTATTAATTTTTTTACTTCTTCTCTTAATCTACCTGTTGTTGCAATAGCTTGATAGCCGTCTTTAAAACCAGCTAATTCTAATGCGGCTTTTGATGTTAAAGATTTTTTATATTGTGAATTTGATTTAGTAATTATTTCTTCTAATTTTTTTAATTTTTCTAAATTTTGAGGACGTATTGTATCTTTAAATTTTTCTCCTGTTATTGTTTTACCAAACTCAGGATTACCTTTTGGATTAGCATACCCTTGTCTCGTGCCACCAAAACCTGGTTGCACTAACATACCACCACCGGCCATTGGATTACGTTTCATGAAATCGTCGATAGCTTCTTTCTCTAATGCTTGTTGTGGTCTGTCTATCTTATCTGCTGTTGTAACTTGTTCATCATCAAAGAGATCCATTAGCTCTATGATTTTTTGATCTAGGTCTTTCATTACTCGCCTAACATTCTAGCTATGCCGCCTGATGCGAAGTCATCATCGTAAGGTCCATCATACTCACCTTGTCTTCTAATCACTGCATCCATTTGAGCTTCTTGATCAAATGTTATATTTTTAGCTCTTTCTTTTCTTTTTATATTTTGCACAAGTTCTTTCATGGTAGGTTTTTCACCTGTTGCATATGCTTTTAATTTTGATACATCAGAATCAAGATCTTTGATACTTGTGCCACCAACTTCATCTACATCCATATCATAATCATCTGGACCTACTTGTCTGCTAATTGGACCTGATTCTGATACTTCAAACTCTGCTGCAGGGTTTGGTGCTCCTTCATCAGGTAAAGGTTTTTTATATTGCATTGAAACTGTATCTTCAAATGTATTTGCAGGACTATCATACTCTACTCTAACAACACCATTATCCATGTCTTGTGTTACACTTACAGTAGTATCTTCGTCTAATTTTTTTACGTGAACAACTTGTCTTTCACCTGTTGCTAATTTTTTAGTAAAATCATCGCCTTCTAAAATTACTTTGTTAACTAGTTGATCAAACCATTCTGGTTTACCTGCAACATCTGCAGTTTTAATTATTGGAACTTTGGTTACTGTCTTACCAACCTTTAATGGTTTAAAAATTTTACCTATGATTGGTATTGATGCAGCACCTGCTAAAAATTTTAAGAACGTTCTTCTTGTCATTCCCGTTCCTTCTTTTAAACCAAGACGCATAATACCGCCCTCTGCTTTGTCATCTCGTGTTTTATTTTTTAAATTTTCTATTTCATCTACTAGTACTCTTGCTCTGTCTCTAAAACCAGGAAGTTCAGGATTTAAATTACCAAGTCTAGTTTCTAGTTTTATAATTTGTTTTTTGACTTCTGACATATTTGTTGTGTCATAGTCTTCTAAACCATAAACATCTTCTCTGTTTTTTCGCTCTAATATTTTTTTAACGGCAGATTTATTGTTTTCTTCTATTTCTCTTTTTATTTCTGCCTCAGTCATGTTTCTTAAAGTTTCTTCTTGAGATTGCACTGGCGCTGCAATATCATCGGGTCCG